GACGGGACGAAAGACCAGACCCCCCGCGTGGATACGGGTTGCCTAAGACTTGCGACCAAATTCTGAGGCTCACGCGGGCGCCCGTCAGACCAGGTCTGAAGGACAAATTCCCACGGAGTGTCAAGGCATGCAGTGGCCGAGACATTCAGAGAAAGTGGGGAAGGGAGGACAGAGATCACTCTGAGAGACTATGGAAACTACTCCGGGCAGCAATCCATCTAAGCTTGCCAGCCGCCACCCATATCATCCCAAGCAAGTCTCCTCATGAAGAGAAGGCTTGGCGAGGGCTGTGGGATTTGGCTGAGTGGTTCATTCTCACTGTCACCCATCAGGGACCGCATGCAGCGGCCTCTGCCTTTAAGGTCTGGGCAACACAAGCTCAGCAATTTGCTGTCAACGACTTCAGGACAATTGAAGCCCAAGGACATGTCCCGGACTTCAGACGATTCATACAGGGGTCACTCAGAAGTGGGTGGACCCGTAATGCTGCTTGGACGTTCTCCTCTATCGGTCGGTCACTCCCCCCTAGTCGCCTAGCGGGTGATGAAGCCGAACTGAAAGAATGGAGCCAACGACTCTGGTCTCAAAGTGAGCCGCCGGACCAAACAACATTAGACGATATCTACACCTTCACCAAGGATGCAGTTTAGCGTCTGTATAAAATCGACCTGAAACGCAAAGATCGGGAGCCCCTATTCGGGTCTCTCAAACTTAACGTCTCAGCTTGCCTGGAGCGGAGTAAAGGGAAAGGAGGAGCCTATGCGTACTACCGGGATCGAGCACTAGCTGAGAAGACCCATGCTACTGATCAAACCCCCGAAGGCACCTTGCCGTATCTAGAACAGGTCTATCCAACGGCAAGATCTCCACTGGCATCACATGTGGTGCCACCAAGCGGAGAAGCCATCGAGGCAATCCCAAGGGGACTGCCGGCAGGACTGCAAGCCGTTGCAATCGACACCATCGCACAAAGCATCGCAGAAGACGACCTGGAACAGCACCTGGTAACAGGCGGCGTTCCACGGATGCGTCCTCTTGTGCTCCGTGAACGGGGTCAAAAGAAACGGCTTGCCACGATCTCGGAAGCTAGCCTGGTGGTGGCTGGCCAACGAATCAATCGTGCAGTGCTGCGACTCCTTTCCAATTCCAAGACTGCTAGTTACTCACTTAAGGGCAGGCGCGATACACCCGACTGCATTGTAGCTGGTACCAATGCATTCGCCAATCGTGAGGACTTCGAGTTTCTCTCTACGGACCTGAGCGCAGCGTCAGACTATCTTCATCACTCGGTGAATCAGGCAGTCTGGGCTGCAATCTGGGACGTCATTGGGCATGAATTTCCATGTTCATACCAATGGGTAGGTCAGAAGTTGATCGGGCCAATGAGATTGGACCCGACCACGCCTGGTCTACCAGAAGAGGTCGAAGCTCTCAAGAGTAAGGATACGTCACGAGGGGCACTCATGGGCCTGCCTCTCGCTTGGCCGATCCTCACACTTGTAAACGATTGGGCTGCATCGCGCGCGTCGCCCCAGGGTGGGCAACCAGTTTTCGAAACCTGTGGTGATGACATGACCGCGGCTTGGACGCGGCCGATGACAGAGAAATACTTTGCGAACCTTGAACGAGCTGGGCTGGTGGTCAACAAGAAGAAGACGTTTCGGTCTCCTGATGCTGCCATCTTTGTCGAGAAACTTTTCATCCTCAGCAAAACGCTGAAAGTTGAAAACCTTCCGGCAATCCCAACGGGAAGCGCGTCCCGCTTCGGTCTCCCGAAGCCCGTCGCCGTCAGCGAAGACAAACTCTATCATCGGATCATCAGCCGAGTAAAACGTCCGACCTTAAGTGCCATTGCACAGGCACGTCGACACGCCTCGGGAGATGATACCATGCCAGCATGGGCCACTCTGGCACAAACTCTCACCGAAGAAATGGACGAGTGTGTAGGTGCGCAGCGACAAATATTGCTAGATGTCGCCCGCTATCTGCACCCTAATACATTCCGACAGTGGGAACAGAGTGGCCTTCCCCTCCACTGGCCTCGCTTCCTCGGAGGTTGGGGTTTGCCCGGCAAGCCGGACGCGCCACCACTCTTCAGAAAGGCCGCAGCAGTTGTAGTCACCCAAGAGCGACCACAGCTGCTGCGGAAAATCCAAAGAATCTTTCTCCAGAGTCCCTTGAGCGGACCCGCTCGAGAAATCGTCCACCGCCTTACGGCAGAGTTCGATGCCAAGAGCGAGTCCACTGACCCCGGCGCCCTGACACGACAAGAACTAGAGGATGATATGACCGCAAGGACAACATCATTCTTTTCGCTCCTTCATGACAAGACGACGAAAGGACCTCCGCTGAAGTTTTCGTCAATAGTCTCTCAGATTAAGAACGCAATCAAACAAGAAGCATCACAGTGGGAATCTGTGAAACCTATGCTTGCAGCAAAGGCTGTGGCCAAGGCCACTGAAATTCTTGATTCCACAAACAAGGAAAAGATCCTGGTGAATCTTGACGATGTATTGCAGAGAGAGTACGTTCTTGATCATGTCCTCCAAAAGGCTCGTTCTGACATTCCACCGGAACAACGCACGCGTCTCTTCACAAGAAGTGAGAGAGAACGACTTGCGCCGGTAATGGAAGGCCTCGACGAACCCACGAAAGATCGAACCCAAGCCCGGTTGACGTTACTCAAGGCAAACGCCCTGAGGATCCCTCAACCGGACCGAGTCTCTTCCGCCCCCGCTGGGCCTAGATACGCCGTTTACGACCACGAACATGAATGGAAATCCATGAAGAAGTGTCGTACACTGATGCGACTTGCATCTGGAGAGCTCTCTGAACAAGAAGCTCTACTAGAGAAGATCGCACGGATTGACAATCCGGATCAACCAGTTAGCCTGGATGAAGCCGGAAGGGCAACCCGACCAGTGCCAAAAATGGAACGGTAAACCTAGGTCCAGTTGACATAAAAGGCC